ACAACTCCATCAGCAGAAATCGGCAGTGCTCCAGCCGTGCCGCCTCTGCTGTTGTGCCCGATCCCCCGAATGGGTCGAGAACCAGCCCGCCGGGTGGCGTCACCAATCGCACCAGATACCGCATCAGGGCAACCGGTTTGATGGTTGGGTGTTTGCTGTTGCGTCGTTCGCTTGCGTCCGCTTTGGCGCAGTAGAAGAAACGGGCTGCACTCGCGTCGCCGTCCTCGGGGAACAACTCCGTCACCTCCTCGCTGCCGTCGTGGATCAGGTTTGCGGGCCATCGGCCTGCGGGAGCGTTGCCGGTGCTTTGTGTTTCGCCTTTATCAATTCCTTCTGTGTATCCACTGCTAATTCCTGCCCTGAAACTACGGGAGACAGGCCATGTCTCAACCGTGGTCCCCACCCTGCACCCATCCACATTCAACCCGCCGGTTCCGTGTTGCAGGACGTTTTCCGCCACGGTTCCGCACAGCGGCTTGCGTGCCACTGTGATCGGCTCGAGTGAAGGCTTCAACGCTGTGCCCCAGCCTGCCCATTGCTGCGCGGCTTCGGTTGCGGGGGCTGTGATTGCACCAGTTTGCCCGCAATGTGCTGCATAGGTGTTGTTGTTGTCGTTGTCTCGACGGTAGCGTGCTGGGTCATAACCCACCACCTCCCGCTCAGCCCCCGCCGCCTTGTCGATCGCCTTCGACACGTCCAACGATTTCGGAAAACCGCTGCCATACACCCACGCAATCATATCGCGAATCTCAAGCCCCGCGTCCTCAATCGCCGTCGCCATGCGGTGCTGCGTGCGCGTCCCCGCGAAGGCCAGCAGATGCCCGCCGGGTTTCAGCACACGCAACACCTCACGCCACAACTCAACACCGGGAACGCCGCGGTCCCATTCCTTGCCCATGAACTCCAGACCATACGGCGGATCTGTCACGCATGAATCCACACACGCATCCGGCAACGTCCGCAGCGTCTCGACGTTGTCACCGCAGATGATTTGATTGACTGGTACGCTCATCGGGCCACCTCCTTCAGCAACGCACGCACATGATGCACCCAGTCAATAGTTGGCCACAAATGATGGTAGACTCGTCGGCCTGCGTGCACCTCCTGAAACTCACAGGCACCTCGCCACACGTCAAACCGCGTCACCTCAATCAAATCGTCGCTGGTCAGCGTAAGGCCCAACGCCTCGCGTAGTCGCTGGTCAATATCGACCTGCTCCTGCATCAGCCATGCGGTAACATAATGCCTGACCACGTCGCCCGTCAGGATCTCGTGACAGTCATGGAGCAATGCCCACAGCCGCACGTTTGCTGGCCATCCGGCCAGCCTGCCATACACCGCCAGCGAATGCTCGAGCACACTGCAGCCGACCGCTTGGCCCCCGAATCTGTTGATGCGGTGAAGGTATTCCGCGACTCGCTGCGGATCGTTGCGGATCGCGTCCGCCAGTTGTTCAGCTGTCGTAATTAGACTCACACCACCCTCCAAACCTTAACGCCACCCCTGCCCAGTTCCGCCTCAACCCATCCCGCCATACGCCATGCCGCCAGATAACGCCGCACAGTGCGGGAGCACACCCCGAGGACCTCGGACAGCTGAGTTGTCGTCAGTCCCTCGGGGTGTTGCCGCAGCGCGACGATCAGATCGATCGCACGCTGGAGACTCACAGCGCCGGCTCCTCGCCTGTCACGTCGCGGACCTCGACCTGCCCGCCTGACTGCTGCTGCTCGTGGATGTCCGCCAGCAGTCGCTCAGCCGTCTGGATGGCCGCCGCCTTGGTGGTGTACTGCTCGCTCACATGCGTCGTCTCACCATTGCTGGCAACGATGCGCGACCAGTAAGCCCCGGGCTCCCCGTCGATCTCAAATCTGTAACTCATGCTTTCACCCTCCAAATAAACACCGCGTAAAATCGGACAGCGAACCACATAGCCCACCGTCGCCACCTGCTCACACCTGCCCGCCTCAGCATCATCAGGAACACCGCATCAGCAACCATTCTATCCTCTGGCGTCTCGCTTCCCTCGCACAGCCGATCATGCCAGTATGACGCCTCACGTACGTCTGCCGCCAGCGGATGTCCCATGATCGACCACGCCCAGCGGGGAATGCTGGCACCGTCCCAAATGTTGCCCACGTCCTCGGGTCGCGACATATGCACGCCACCCGGCAACATATCATGCGCGATGTACTCGGCAAGAAATGCCAGCCGCTCACCCTCGAGGCACACCGGGGAATCGTTTGCCACGCCTTACTCCTCAATCAATCGTGATGCAATGCCCGGCAGATACCCCAGTATGGACACAGCCAGTGGCCCGCAGTCCTCGGGATGTTCCGCCACCAGCTCAAGCACCGGCCTCAGCCACGTCTGCAGCGCTCCCGCAAGCGCTTGCTGGCCGTCTTTGTGGTGGTCCCGCAGAGACGACTGCAACCGATCGCGTTCCTGCGTCAACGTCTGCACCTGCTCCCGCAACTGCTGCAGTTCCAGCGCATCGACCTGAGTCTGCCGCGTAAGGTCTCGCGCCTGCTCCCGCAACTGCTGCAGTCTCGCGTTGACCTGCTCGCCGGATATCTCAGCCTCCGCCAGCAACACCTCACACTCCGCCAGCCGTCGCCGCAGATCCTCCATCGTCTCCGGCTCGCTGTCGCTCGGCTGCTGTGGCTCGATGCGTCGGCGGTATCGCAGATGCGGATATTCGAGCCGGTTTGGGAATTCAATTGGCCTTCGTCCGATCGAGTCGCTCTCTAGCCAGTTGTATCCATCGGGTGTGTACACATCGCCCTGCTCGATTGGCTCATCGAGTCCGACATCCCGCCATCCCGGCCCGCTGGGGTCGTCTGGGTTTATCGCCTGTGGCTCACTGTCGCTGGTGTCGGTGGCCATCAGATCCAGCCCCAGAGTTGGCACCAGCCTACTGGCGGTGCTCAAGGTCAGATCTCGCTCGCCTGATGCGAATCGCCCCAGTACGGATTGGGCTATGCCGGTCTGCTGGCTCAGTTGGTATCGTGTCAATCCGCTGGCCAGCATGGCGGCCCGGATACGGTCGGCGAGCTGGTTGTCCGGCCCGCTCGGGTCGTCCGCCTGCTGTGTTTGTTGTTCGTTGCTCACTTGCCGTCCTCCCTCTGAATCTGTGGTTCTGCTGCTGCCAAACCCGCAGCGATTGCCCACACCTGACCGTCGTGGTAATTCACAGCCCATCCAGCGCTCATGATTGCCACCGCAAACCGCCGTGTCAGCTCCTGCCGTTCCTCCTGCTCTGGCGTGATGCTGGCATCGGCCCACTCGCCGCAGCGGTCTACCCTGTGCGTCACGGGGAACACGTCATCGCTCCCAGCCACCGGCGATTTCACGTGACACGATCCGCTGCCTGTTGGCCCAGCATCCCACCACCGGCAATTCTCACACGTTCGCTTCGTCATCGTCTCACCCTCCCCTCAAAAGCCCACATACCGAAAAACGTCCCTTGGCATACACCGCAGGGTGTTAATGCAATGCGCTCGCATCGCCTGCTCCGTCACTGGCCGGCCCAGCTGCCGCTCGACCTCTTGGAGGAAGTCGCGCCATCGTGGCCGCTCGAATCCCATCTTCAGCCATTCCTGATGCCGCCGCAGGATTACCGCGACCTGCTGCAGCTGCTCCGGGGTCAGTGGAGCGAGGGCCTCGACTGGCTTACTCATCGTAGCTGCTCCTCTGCATCCTCGGATCATGCACCAGCTGCACCTCGACCGGATCCGGCACCCAGCCGTAACCCTCAGCCTCGCGCTCGCCGATCACCGCCGCCTTGCGTTTCTCGACTTCGCGGATGAAGGCCGCCGCCAGTGGCGAGTCGCCTGTGCAGTGTGACAAGGCCTCGAAAAGCTCGTCTGTCATTGGGGCCGCGTAGCCACTGGCCTCGAAGGCCTCGAGCACTGTCCGCCACTTGCCGTGGCTCATGCGTCTCATCGGGCTGGGCTTTGGCGTGCGCCTGCTGGATGCCAATCTCTGTGTTCCCATCACTTCGCCTCCTCACTCAGATCGATTTGCAGTGCCGCCGCGATCTGCAGCAACACCCGCTTGGACAGTTTCGTCGGGTCGCTCTGGCTCACCTGAGTCGAGCGCTCAGCCATCTTAACCTGACACCTCGCCACCACCTTACCGAGATCCGGAAACGGGTCGGCGTTCAGGGCAATCTCCAGCATCGCCATATTCGCCACAGCCGCCGGGTACACACTGAGCACCGCCGCCCACGTCTCCACGTCAAAACGGGTCATCTGGGCCCGGCCCTTGGCTGAGCACAGCCGCATGATCATCGGGGCCAGCGACTTCACGCCCTCCCTCGCCGCCGGCAAGAATGCGGAGCTGTCGCTGGCGTTCTCGCTCGTCCTCTCGGGCGCAGATCTCGTCGACCTCTCGGAAGACGTCCCACTGGGCGTCTTGCTGGGCCTGTCTCGTGAATCCTGCTCTGACTGCTGCATCTGTTCTCGCCTTTCCGTCAAGGTCTCGTTTGGCCCAGTTGCGGACCGCCGCCTTCCAGTCTTTCATCGCCGCCTTGCCGACCCGCCAGCCGTTGCTGGTGTAGTGGTCGTGGAAGGCCTGCGGGTCCATGTCGGCGCAGATGCTCGTGGCGTACTCTGCCACGTCTGCGACTGAGGGCTTCCTGAACGACACGCGGGCCGGCGGAGCCGTGCCCTGCAGCCCTTGTGTTTCTGTATTCCCTCTATTCTTATCTTCTCTTCTCTCCTCTGGTCC